AAATCCACATCTTCTAATACTGTCGGCATTGCGCCCTCCTTCTTATTTGTTCTTGTCAGGTCAATTCCCAAATCTATATCTATAGTATCAGATGACTCGATTTCTACAGGATACAAATCCTCGATCGCGTTGCTTCTTAAAATACCTACCGTAGAATCAGCAGGATCACCAACTAAACTGGCGTGGCTTGGTTGCCACCGCGTAGCCCTATAGATAGCTGGATACTCGTCTTTTTTGGTTTCCCGTTTCATTTTGGAAACCTTGGCACTCACGGAAACATTGCGAATAATCCCATCTAGGACTTGCTGATACTTGACTTCCGAGAAATCATCTTTAGCGAATCGAACCGCTATCTCCACTTCTTTATTTACAATTTCTGCGCGTTCGATCACGCCGACAATAAGAGATCCATTATGCTCGAACAGTAGATTAGAGCCGTTACGAAACCTGCTCAAATCTACAGATTCTTCCGAGTGATCTAAGATGCACGTTCCAAAGTAATCAGGGCATGGGGTTTCGCTGGAAATCGTAAAAACTACTGTACGTTTTTCCAGATCCCAAGATTCAGCCCTCTTGATTGCCGACTGTCGGCGCCGCATTGGCAGCCTGTCCAGAATCTGAGTTAGTTGATTCGGTAGTGTTTGTTGCATTTTGATTTTGTCCTCCTTTTTGGTAATAGCCTGATATGTCTACGCCGTACTTTGCTGCTAATTTCTGTTCCCTCGCTCTGGTTTTTAGAAAATCTTCTATATTATGCCCGTACTCTGCCAATGTATCACTGATCGTGGATTGCCCACTTTGTAAGGCTTCGGCATTTGCTTGTACTTCTTTTTGCGGATCAACATAAGAAAACCTGCGAGGATACCAATGAGGTTTATTATATTTTCTTCTATCGCTAAAATAATTTCTAATCTTAACTACACCCGCTAAAACAGCAGCATCAAGCCAAGTTTCAAAAACTCTTTGATGCAACATTTTGATATATCGCAACCTTTCAAATTTCCAATTATCTCGGAATAGCATTTCTTCGCCTCGCATCCCTGAATAATTATAATCTTTAATATTGCCTGAATATTTACCCGGTGCAATTCCCAAGGCGATCGCTGCCATCCTGTTTCCGTAATCTAAAAAAGGCAACGAATTAGCACCTGAAGCTGAGGGGATAAAAGGGATCATACTCTCCCCGGGGTTCATTTGTTTATAGACTCCCGGCTCTAAATATTCTGAAACTTTAGTGCGATCGTAAAAATCCTGATCGCTGATCGGGTCTGGTGTTGTGATTAGTCCCATAATACAAGCTTCCAGCCTAGCCCTTATTAATAGAGCTTCCTCAAATTCTTTGATGTGATGCGATCGCACTAGAGTAGGGAAAAACCAACTAATCCCGCGTACTTGCCCAATGTCGTCACTTCTATATATATGGATAATGTCTTCTGCTAGATTTCGTTCTGGGGTTAAAAGATTTTTAGCCGTATTATTAAACGAATAATCACCGGGATCCCAACCTCGAACATGATAGGCGATCGGTCTTTTCCATTTATCAACTTCAACACCTAGCCTAATCTCGTCTCCAAGGTTTGTTTTCCCGTTCCAGTCATCGGCCAGTTGTCTGCCGGGGATAAACTCTAAAGCTAATGGGATTTTAGAATTACCAAATCGCTCACGAACAAAACGGATTAGAGCGTCTCCACTTACCGCAGGATGATGGACAGCCATTTGCTCGATCTCGTTAAAATGCAACAAGCCTGAAACATGGCAATTTGTAGCTAGGCACCATTCCTGCCACTCTTCTTCGATCATTTCGTTAGTGCTATCGTCAAGATCTCCATTGGCTAAGAGGATCTGCGATTCCATCGGGACACCCTCCCCGATAATATCATTCTTAAAACAGCGCACGGCATGAGAGCCATTTCCATTTCTAAATTCTTCTTCTGCCCTTGCTCGTACCTGTCGGTATGAGCCACGGATTGCATTATCGATACTGCCCGCGCTTGATGTTGTCCAGTCGTTTGTAGTTCTCCCGATCGCCGCGCCGCTATAGCCCGATCGCTTTACTTTTGGTTCAGGTATGGCAGCTTTAGGGTTTAGGAAATTCCATATAGGCGATCGCTCGATATTAAAAAAGTCTTTCATACCCAAATCCCATATATAAATTTCTCGTACTAGGGCGATCGCCTCGCTGTTCAGCTTCCCGTCTAACTCTAGATCGCCAATAGCCTTCAAGTTCGCTTAATTCCTGCAAGGTGAAATTCTCTACTTCACGATTGCCGATCTTATAGCGTTGTACGGCTCCGCCTTCTAGCTTGGCTGTAATTGTAGCCTGAATTGCTGCCAATGTTTTCTCAGCGTAGCTAGAACCGTCATAAGGTACTAACGTGGTTTGGAGGTTTGGCTTTACTTCTATCTGTCCGTTACCGATATTTATGCGACTTCCGACCTTGCTAACATAAGCTTGAAAATACATCACGCCAGAAATTAAAGCTAACGACTGGGCAGTAGTGATCGTGGTTTCGTAGCTTGAGGCATTAGCTGAAGCTGTTAAATCCAAAATCGAACTACCCCGAAGGGAATAGTTAAGCGTATATTCTGGACTCGAATACTCGGAGAATCGATCAAGCCAAGATATTGAATCGCCACTGGTAATTATTCTGGGTATGGCTAATAGGATCACAAGTTTATTCCTTGTCTAAGGATTTGTTCATCGTAGCATTAGTCTAATCTGAGCTTATCAACAGATCCTAGATTGATGGGATTAGGACTAAAAATATTATATATAAAATCTTTGATTAATAGCTTGACATAATCTAAGATAGGTAGTAAATTAAAGGGGTGGCAAGGGTAAAGCGCAACTAACCCAAGCCACAAAGTCAAACTAACTAAATTAAGGATAACTCAAATGACTAATTTAATTGCCATTGGTGAATATATTCAGATTTCACAAGATGAGGAGGCAAAGGTGGATGGCTATGAATTTGCCGATAAGCTTTTAGGAGGATACGCCTATCATTCCGTAGTTTTGATTGAAGGAGTTTGGATGATGCCACACCCAACGGATGATACAGGTGGTTATATTAAAGCCCCCAAAGATATAAAAATTACAGAATCAGCAGACTATTCCAAAGTAAGGAAAATTCGTAAATAGAAGCGCAACTAACCCAAGCCACAAGGTCAAACTAACTAAATTAAGGATAAATCAAATGGCTATCAGAAGAAACAAAGAAACTATCAATTCGGCAACGTTTTGGAAAGAAAACCCCTTTGAGGTCGATTTACCAAACTCGGCAAATACTGGATTTAATATAATTGCTTTACCCTATCTTGAGCAGGATCAAGATGGAAATATGATTTTAATTGATGGTTACGTCAAAGTCCAATCTTGGACTATTCAAGACATACCAACAATCTTGGATGACCAAGGGCTTTTAATGAAAGAGCTAAACAGTAAGGTTTACTTTGATATTCCAGTAGGACATAAATGGTTCGAGGAACTTAGTAAAAATACCCCAGACAAAGACTGGATTACTGTCCAAATTGACGGCGTACAATGGCAGAGTTTCGGGTTTGCTCCATCAGGTTTATACAGTGATCAAGCTGTCAGTGCTTTGAAACTTGGAGGTATTTAATGCCTAGAGGTGGCGATCGCATTGGGAGCGGCAGGAAAAAGCTCCCAGAGTGTGACAAGAGGATAAAAACCTCAATCACGCTTGATGCTGAAACCCTTGCATGGGTAAAAAAGCTAGGTAGTAGCCCAACAATTAACAGGGCTTTGGATATATCCCATAGGCTTGTAGAAAATGCAATATTGTTGCAGACTTTGGATGCGATCGCTCTTACCCGTGGAATAGCGATCGGTGAGTTGGTTGAAGAATTATTGATTGAAGCCGTCACAGGATAAGGAGGAAAACCTATGAAAAACAAATTAATGTACCGAGTCTACTGGGAGCATAAGATCACGAGAGTCCAAGGGCATGGTAAATGGTTCCAAAGCAGAGAACTCATTCAATCATGGGTAAACGGCTTAAATGCCAAAGATAATGACTGCATCCATTACGTTGAATCTGGTACTGACAATTAAATCCTAGCCTTAAGTTATCCGCTTAGGGCTTTTTATTCGCTCTCTAGCGATTTGTTTATTCTAGCTTCTTCTTTGTCCCAGTCCCAAGCTTTTAGGTTAATCCCGATCGTATAGGCTGCGGCGAGATTGTATTTTTCGCAATCTAAAACCTCGTTCCGCCGCTTAGGTAAAACCCGCCAATATTCTTTAGTAATTCCGTTTTTAGCTATTTCAGTCACGAATTTTTCTGAAGTAAGCTCACTGTAATATTGATCCGCTATACCAATGGGGAAATGATAGTACCCTCGCTGATCCTCCC